GTCACTGTCTGTCAGGAAGTGATTTACAGCAGCACCTTCAGGCAACATGCCCATATTCTTCATTGCGTTTGCATCGTTGTCCGCTGTTCCAGAACGCAGGTTAGAGTTTAAAACCCGCTCTGCAATAAATTGCAGTTCTTTTGGAATAACCAGCTTCATGCCGCGAACCGCAATCTTTAGACCACGCTCGTCAGTCAAGCCAGCAATATCAATTAACATCTGCTCAAGAGATGTTTCGTTGAGGTCTGCCGGAGTAGCTAGTAGGTTTGTCTGATTGCCAGACAACGAAGGGTGAGCAGCAGAGCAAAGCGCTGCGCCGTCACCAATAGCACTTACACCTGTCGCGAACGCGTTGTTCAAGATAGCTGCACCTTTGATCTGCTTTGTCTGCGCCATTGAGCGAGCCAGAGCTTTGGTGTAACGAGACGCCAAACGATCATACAGGTTATCTTCAATAGCTTCCTCTGTAATAGAGAATGCTAATGCGATGGTTTCGTGAGTATAACGCGCTGTGTAAGTTTCCTGTGCGTCGTCAAAAGTGATGGCAGAGCCTTCACCCTTAATCGGTGCAGTTGAGAAACCTCCGAGCATTACTTCTTCCTCAAAAGCTCGGTCTGAGCTTTCTTCGTCAAAAATATCGGCATGCTCGTTTTCATAACGGTCATATTCCAAGCCAAACAGTGCGTTAAGGCCCGGTTCTAGCTCTTTAGCTAGTTGTGCGCGAGAAATAGCCATTGTCTATACCCTTCCTTATACGCCGGTCGTAGAAACAGTACCCGCAGCAATGGAGCCAGTAGGCGCATTGAAGTGGTTGTTTATACGAACGATTAATGGGATGCCAGCAGCAGTGAAGTCGGAATTAGCAATATCATTTTGGACACCCATAATTCTTAACGCCAATGTGTTGGTAGCTGCGATTGTATTTAAATCCGCTGTTGCAGAAGACAAGCCAGTGGTAGTTGAACCGCTGTTACCTGTTGCAAACGCAATGTTTGCAAAAACCGCTGCGCGGATTTCTGTTTCAGTATTGGCCGCAGCTACTACGTTAGACGTAGCAATCTGGAACAATTGATTTGGATCGTCATACAAAAACGCTTTGACGGGGAACGCAGTGTCCGCGCCAGAGCCGGGCCAGAAATTCGAAAATACTGGTTTACCTGTTGAGTCCGAAATGTATTCACAACCGCCAAACACACCCGCAATACTAACGTTACCACCAGCCGCAGCTTGTAGATCGTCAATAACACCACCAGCTAACGGGATAACCGCCATGCCGTGGAAGATTGGGTTTGTGTTGCCAGCCGCAATACGGTATTCGGTCATACCCCCAGACGAGACAGTGCTGCCTTGCCGGGAGATGGGTCGAAGGCCATAAGATACGTCTGTATTAGCCATTTGTCTTTCTCCTTAGTGGGAAGGTAGTCCTAATTCTTCTTGGGACCACCAAAAGTTACACGAGATTGACGGTCAGGGTTACTGATCGTCATCGTTGAATGCGCGTTCTCCCGCATCATATCCGAGTCCACTGCCTGCATCTGGTCTGTATTGCGTTGTGCAAAATAGGCCGTCCGTTCAGCAATAGTTTCATCGGGAATGCGAGCGAGCATTAATCCACCCACTCCAAACACACCTTCATATTTACCTGATTCAACTACCGGGGATTCAAAGTCAGGGTATTCATCCTCACGGACAAGTTCCCAACCTTCACGCATTTTAGCGCTGATGTTTTTACGATCATCAAACCCACGCGTTTCGGCGCGTATCCAACGATGCTTAAAACCATCCGGTGCAGGCGGTGCGTCCAACATGGACGGGGGAGCCCAAGGCTTACGAGAAACCTTTTTCTCCCGGGTTTCATTAGCGCGAGAGGTTCGATTGATAGCAGAACTACCTGTTTGATTGTTTTGATTTGTCATTCGATTAACCTTTCACATATTTCGCATATTCTTCAAGCGGCACACCCAGTTTTTTCGCAATTGCGACTTGGCTCGGAGTGAGTCGAACCTTTCTCCCACTATTGCGCCCAGATGGAGTTCTTGAAGCACTAACAACCGTCTGAGCGGGCCGTTTGTTCGAACTGTTTGCACCGGTATTAAACTTATCAGCAATCCGGTGGTCTAGTTCACTATAGTAGTCTTCGCTCTGCGGGTCAAACCCTTCGTCTTCAACAAGCTTTTTATGTATCCCAAACGCGGCATATGTCATGGCCTCGTCTTGGCCAAACCAGCTATTGCGCAAAGCCCAGCGCTCTGCTTTTTGGTCAGGTCGGCGGGGTTGTTGGGCAGGCATAGGCTGTTGCGCTTGGTGTTGCGCAGCCGCCGCCTGCTGTTGACGAGCCCGGTCTTGTTGCGTCTTAGCTTGGTTAGCCCGGTCTTGCTGTATTGCCAAAGAAGTCATGTTTCGTTGGGCTTCAACGGTAGCTTGACTGTCGCCCATCTCAATTGCGCGGGCTAGGTTAGCTTCGACCTGAGACATCTGTGTGTTAACGCGGTTGGTGTATTCGTTAACATAGTTTGTATCAAGATTAGCCATGCGGGTTTTAAGTCCTTGGGACTCGTTTTGAACCTGCTTTGCGTAATTAACCGCTTCTTGCTCGCGGCGTTCTGCCTCACGCATTTTCTTCGTAAGACGGTCAATACGCTTCTGCGTATTCGTTTCCGCTTTCTGGAACTGGTCGTCCCCGGAGTCAAAGTCGTCCGAAACTTTCGTCTCTTCCACCTCTACATCCGTCTCTTGTGCATTACCGAGTTCTAACTCGATTTGGTTGTCATCTTCAGCCATTTTTAACTCCTAGAAATGAAGAATATCTTCGGGGGATGCGATTTTTGCGAGAACCTCGTCGTCGTTGAGTATTCTAACTTCACCGCCATCAATGCGGAAACGTGATCCAGCGTACCGAGCAAACATTACCCAATCGCCTTTTACACACCAAGAACCTTCCGGAAACTTTGTAGCGTCCTTATAAGCTAACTCGCCCACTTTAAGGACGTAGCCAACTTGCGTGGACACTGCATTCTCTTCGACAATCTTGTCAGGAAGGTAAATTCCGCTCTCCGTCTTGCCCTTACCGCGGTAAGGTAAAATTAGAAGTCTCCATCCAGTAGGAGAAGGCATTCTATCTAGGAGGCTTTCCCCAATTGACTCGGGGTCTAATACTAGCTCAGACTTTTCTTTGTAAGCTTGAGCTATACTTTCAGTGGCTGCTTTAGCCGCTTTTAAGTCGATCTTTTGCGTTTCAGTCATTTGAACGCTCCTGTTTTTCTAGCAGGTCTTTTAGTTCCTGTTCCACATGATTTAGGCATTCCATATTGCCCATAAGCTCACGATATTGCTCCATAGATTTGACATTTCCGTACATCATCAAATCAACTACCCCCTGACGCCTCTCTCTTAATATTCGAAAGACGGCTTCAGCGGTATGTATTTCGTCCATTAATACCTCGCATAATATCTAAGAATTTACGATATTATCTTAGCACGGTTTATATAAGATATGCTAGGACAAAGTATAAAGATATGCGAGTAAGTTAAACCATAAGCTCGAAATGCGGCCCATCTATGAATGGTCTACGACCTTGTGTCCGGCGCTCATCAATATAACTGGTCATGGCATCTTCCATAGTTCCACCGTGAAACTGTGCTATATTTGAAATTGTCCATGCCGCTCCCCACCGAATAGGAACATCCACTTCTCTTGCTGCTTCAGCCATAGCATCGGCTATGTCGTCATAAAGGTTGAGTTCCCACGAAGCCCTTGATCCAATATACGCCATTAGGTCAACGGCATATCCCTGAAGGTGCTTAGACTTCATTGTCTGGCTTGCGCCCTTGGCTACAAGGTCTTGCTGCTCTTCCAGCGTTCGCATTCCGCATATAACGCCAAAGTCGATCTTTGTTTTGTGAATGGCCGATTTAACAACCGCAACAAGACGAGGGTCTAAACCCTCTAGCTTGGCTTCGCTTCTCGCGCTTAATTTAAAAGTCATTTCTCTATCCTTACGTTTAGACAAGCAACAGCAATTCCATTGTGTGTTACCATGATTTCTGCGTGTTCTCTATTCTTTTCGCATTCAACATTACTTTCGTACACCGCTAGTTGGAAATACTCTACTGGTTGCCCTGATATTAACTGCATCCAGATCAGCACCCACACTACTTCGTTAACCCTTTGGTCTTTTCATATGAACGTAAACCGCCAATTCCAAGCATACCTAGAAGCACTGTCATAAGGCTACCCATGTCAAACTCAGGAAGTGGTGGTATTTCTGCACCAGAAAGGGTCACTACAAATATAATTAGTGGGCAAAGGATGAAGTGGTACAGTAATGCAAATCCACAAATCCACCCTACGAAGGGTCGCCAACCGCCCTTGAACAAGCTGCCAGACGCCGCCTCCGCCTTGTTGATCTCCAACTGAGCTAACAGGGCTTGCTGGGCGTGGGTGTCGCTCATTGTAGCTATTTCGTGGGCCAGCTTGGCCTTCATGTCAGAGTCCGGGATTACTTTATCAAGGATGCCGCTAACGGGGCCGATTAAACTTGCAATTAAGCTCATCTTTTAGCCGGTTTCTTTTTTAGGACCTTCTTTAAGGTCCGCGCCTGACCAGCATGCAACTTGGATGCTTTCTTCAAGCCTTTTATAACTTTCTTAATTGTTTTGTCTGACATTACCTATCTCCTTGTTCTTTTTCGTAGCTTATGGATGTCTTGTTTGCCTTTGCTGACATCATGTTGAACCCCATAAATGAGGCTACCACGGCTGATGCACTTAGCACATATACGGAGGCCACTTCAGTAATTAGTGTAGCGGCCTTATCAAAGCCTAGCACGGAGGCAAGCAAGATAATAAACGGATATACCAACATACCAATGCAACACCAGACAACTAGCATTCGCTCTGTATTTCTCTTGAGATCTTGGTCAGCTATCTCCAGTCGTTTGTCCTCAAGTGCCAAACTATTCCATTCATCTATACAGATTGAGCCATCAGAATTAAGGTCAGCCTTTTTAAATTCTGTCATTTCTGTCTCCTCGCGTATTGGACGGCAATGTTCCTATCTACAGTGATTATAACAACTTTTTCGTGTTTGTCATATACAACGTATTTTCTGCCTCTTTGTATCATCACCACTTGCCTTGAGCGCTTCCAATCCACCAGATAACTCCACCTGCAATCGCTATACCCACTGCAAATATTAAGGTAATCAGGATCCCATTTATTAAATTATCCATAGCTTCTTTTTTTGCGTAAACTAAAGCTCTTTGTTGTTTTCTTTGTTCAGCCTCGATGCGGAGAATTTCCTTCCAAGCAGATGGACCGTACACGAAACTGACATGATTTTGTATTTCGGATCTCATTTCCTTCAACCGTTGGCGTTTTGACCAGATGTCGAGAGCATCGGCCTGATGGTTTGAAAATATCTTATGGTACAGTGATGGGTTTTTTGTTTTTTGTTCAAGAAAGTCTATGTCAGCGTTTGCTTTTGCAAACTGGGAAATAGCACCAGTAAAGCTGGAGATTTCCTTGCCCATCTCACAGGCTTTTTTAATGCCGTTATAGGCTGCTGTCGCACCAGCAATTACAGAAATAGGATCAATCATCTACATCAACCTTCAAACAAGCGACTGCAATTCCGTTATGAGTTATCATAACTTCTGCTTTGTTTTTTACTTGTTCACATATAGCTTGGCTTTGGTAAGAACCTAGTTGAAAGTAATCAACTGGCTTACCTGATATAAGCTGGAGCCAAACTAGAATCCACACATCATTTCAACTTCATCGAGGCTGTGCTGCCATGATCTTTTC